GCGGCCTTTCTTCCTATCTTCTTAATTACTGTAAAAACAGTATCATTTGTTGCATAGGCTGTGGAGTTCTTATCCCACTTAAAATAAGTAGGGGCTGCCCCTACGTTAATGCCTGTAAAGGTCATGCCTTTCCTCTTAAATAACTTTGTGAACCAACTCATATTAGAATGCAACCCATGAAGGGCTTGGTTTTAATTCAAAATATTCCCGCATCATCAGAGCATCTGAATAGTCGGGGCTTCGTCCTATCAATTCTTTTACCTTGTCCTTTGGTAATACTTGCCTTTTGCCGTCTTTATCCATGTTGTGTTGCTTCACCTGTTCCAGTTCTTGAATAATATCACTCCGCATTTGACTGTCATCACACTTAATGTAAACCTGCCCTTTGTTAATCCTATCAGCCAAACGAAAGTAACATTGTGATTTAAGATGATTGTAGTTTTCGTCAACCCCAAATCTGTCAGGGTTTGGGAACGGTTTGCTGTTATTTACAAATCCTTTATAACCCATAAAGTCAATAATGCCACCGCCCACACCATCTTCATCACATATTATATTCGACTTGGGTATTTGGTATTTAGCCCTTAGTTGTTCTATTATTTCACCTGTTACGCTTAACCGTTCTTTAGTGTATGATTTTATTTCTTCAACCCTAAACCCGTTCCATACGCAAATAACTATCTTATCACTTCCTAAACGGGCTATGTCAGCAGTAATGTATTTTTCGCCTGTTGGCACAAATGAATTACTAAAACAGTCTAATATTTTTTCATAGCTGATTAATGCAGCAGGGTCATCGTCATATTCCCAATTACCATACAACAGCCTTTCTTTGCTGTTCTTGTCCAGCTTAAGTAAGTTTTCTTTATAAGATGGGTCAATGTCCGGGTTATCATCTACAAGGGCTTGGATGAACTTTCTGTAATCGGGTAGGGCAGTTTGTCTAAATGGTTTGTAAAAGTCCTGATAAACCCAATTCTTTGCAGGGTTACAAGTAGCCAGTAGTTTTGGAACAATACCGTAAAGGCTTATGTTGTGCCTCATCCTACTTTGTACTATTTGTTTTGCCTTTATTGTAACCTGATTGGCTTCGTCAATAAAGCCGCCTGTTATCTCTAATGAACCTAATTCATCAAATTCAGGGTCTGAAGGGTAGTAGTCCAAATCCTTCATCATGATAACCGACTTATTCGGGAATAAAATACAGTTAGGGTATTCTTTGTGTTGTGATGCAGTTACTAAAAAATGTACATCAGCTTTTAAGCCTTGCATCTTTGCTACCTTCAGGAATGATTGGTAGGTAGTTTCTTTTAGTGTTTTCATGTTAGCCCTTCCCATTAACCAACGGGATTCAGGGTATTTAAAACACATCTTCAAAAGCCAGTAACAACCCAATATTGACTTTCCGCCACCTGCACCTCCGCCATAAAGTAATTCGGTAGTTTGGTTATCTTCTAAATAATCTAAGGCAATAGACTGTTTAGGGTTTAGCTTCATTTGGTGTGGTAAGTCTTTTCTTCGTGCCAGTTGATAGATAAGCCCCCTGATTGCTCAACTTCGCTCTTGTCTTTCCATCCCATGTTTTTAAGGGCAAAGATTGAACCTGTTGGAGCGTTTTCTCTTAGTGCTTTTTCATAACCGTTCTCAACTATTAGTAATGCTTTTTTAATCGAGTACGAAAAGTCTGGTTTATCCCTGTAAGCGTAAAGGGTATCTTTGCTATCAAATTCCAATGCAAGGCATAAGCCTGTAACAGTTGGTTTTTCACCGTCTGCAATGGTTTGTTCCCATGCTTGTAACATAGGAAGCATATCTTCTAATTTTTCGTAGATGGGTGGCCTTCCCATATTCTTAATTGTTTCCCGTCTTTTCGTGGTTTAATATCTTGTGCCTCAAATCTTTGCAGTTCCACATGAAAACGGCTTTTAATGTATGCTAAATCTGTCTTTAAATCTTGGTCTTTACGTTTAAAGTAAACCCGTCTTAAAACCTGGTATACCGTCTTTGGGTATTTGTAGTAACGTAATGTTGAACGGATTAAAGTCTGTGGTGCGTTTAATTCCGTAAAACAAAAGTAGGTGTACAAATGCCGTGAACGGTTAAAGTCTTTAGTTTCGCCTTCCTGTGTGAAGTTTGGAGTGTTGAACTCTTTGCTGATAATATCAGCAGCTAAACTACATAAGTCGAATCTACATAGACTCATGTAGGTAAAATTATGTAATATTTTATCAACTTTCAAATATTACTGAAAATTCTATTTTTTCAATTCATGGTATTTACAGGCGAAGTCCTGTTTAGTGATAAGTCCAGTAGTAGCACCCATGATTACCGTAACGGTAAAGGCATCTTCCGAATCTGTTTTAATGATGGAATCTATGGCAAAAGAGTTAAAGCATGAGCCTATTTCTTCTTCCGTAAGAATGTTAAGTTCCCGAAAGGAAGAAATGCTTTCACCTAATGGCATCCAATATTTACATTCTTTGCAGTTCATTTCTTTTTGTGTACAAACATGGGTTCATCATCGACTTGCTCATAAAATGGCGTTAATAGGTGGATGGTTATTTTTAGGGCTTGGATTTGTTTGTTAAACTTCCGTTCCACATCCCTTTGCCGGGTGGGGTTGAGTTTAGGTTTGATGTTATCTTGCCAAAATTGATACATCTTTTCCTGTTCGGCTAAGATAATTTTCAAGCGGTCTGAAATAGAACGCTTCACAGCTTTGTTAATAATTCGGCTTACGGGCATTTTCTGTGGCAATTTGTAATAATTCATCGGTCTGTGTTTTTGCAGTCTTCTATGTATAAGATAGTTAGGATGCAAACCTAAGCAAAAACCGATAAGTTATGAAATGAGAGTTCCTGTTCCTACTTCCCGTATAATTAACATTAAGGTTTAGTAGGAAAAGTGTTATAATCCAATGGGTTAGAAATCACCTTTTTTCTAAGAGTGTTGAAATCATCTCTTTAAGCAGCTTTACCTCGATTTTTAACGCCTCATTTTCTTTAATAAGCCTTTCTGTTTGGTCATTTCCGTTGTTCCCATGATTAGCAGTTTTGGTGCTGATGGTGGGGGTGGTGTACACTTTATCTTTAAGTATGTCTTTGTATGTTTCTTTTAAGGTATAAGCCAGCTTATGGCTTCCGCCTGTGTTTTTAGCAACTTGTAATGACTGACGGGTATAGCCTATCTCATTAGCCAATTCCTCCAATGTAATTCGCTTCTTTAACTGGATGTAGTCAATCAATTCTTTTATCTCGTTTTTCACGTTGTAAAAAAATATTTACAAATTTTCTTAAAATTGTTTGGACGTAATTAAAATCTTACATATCTTTACATCGTTATTATAAAGTTAAGAACATTTACAACAAATTCCAAATGAAAGTTCCACAACACATTGTAATTCTCGCTAAAACTTACCTAAGTCATGGCGATATAGCTAAGATTACCGATTCATCTGATTGCTCCCGTTACGAGATACAACAGGTTATATCGGGTGAAGATTCAACCCCCGAAGCGATTGCTGCTGTGGCAAAGTATTACACCGAAAAAGAAGAACTGTTATCTGATTACATAAATTAAAAACCTACAACAATGGCAAAATTAACTTTCACGCATTGGATTACCGAAAGACGTGATTTCGGCAAAAAAACAGTAACACAACGTATGGACATTCTTGTGGATTACGACCCACACTCAGAAGATGTAGAAGTGGATGCTGTTTACATTTTTGAAGGCTCAATCAAACTTGCAGAGATTTCTAAGCTGCTTGATAAGGCAGAAGGCGAACCTCTTTATGCAATGATTGAAGCAATCGACTGGAAGAAGATGTACTACGAACACAAGCAAGAAATCTTACAGTTAAAACAGGAGGCAGCATGATTTTCATTCCAACACTATTAGCGGTATTATCCATGCTTTTTGTTCTTTGGCTGTTTTATAAGAACGTGATTAAGCCGGAGCAAGAGTTCAAGATGTACATGGAAGAAAAGTACAGGCGTAAGATTAAATAGTTTTTTCTCATAATCAGTAGTACCCGCCTCTATTCTTAGCGGGGGGTTTAATTAGAGTTCTTTTTCATTCACATATCGGGGCGGTTAATCATTTACAATGTTAGTAAGGTAACTAAATGGTTTCTAACAGCCGCCCCTTTTTAAATCACTAAGGGGGTGGAACTAATATTAAAAAGATTGTCAATCAACCATCCCCTTTTTAAAACTTATAACATGAAAACATTATTTCTTTTGCTCATTTCAGCCACCACATACGGTCAGGTGTGGACTTCACTCGGTGCAGGTCTTACCAATAAATACTTATCAGCCGAATTACAAGTAGGCGCAAGAGTAGGGCAGAACACTTTAAGTATAGGTTATATCGCTATGCCTAAAAATACGCAACCAACGCTTTTCAATATTCGTGCAGGGTACTTAGTGGGCATGGTTCACATTTACGCAGGTTATGTTCGCCACCATCAAAGCAACGATTACAAAGAAAGGAATTATGATACATGGCAGGTCGGAGCATCGTACAATTTTTGCTACTATAAGAGAACCACATTTTACGTTTCCTCTGCTTACTCACCAAAGTTTATAACAGGTAACATAGGAATGACATACAATCTTTTTAAAGACTAAAAGCATGATTGATTTTAATAATTACATAAAATATTTCTTTTCGATAGATGAAAATACTGGCAAGATTACAAGAACTGATAGGCCAAATTCAAACGGAAGTTTAGATAAAGATGGCTATTTAATAATAAAAATAAAAACCAAACAATTTAAGGCTCACAGATTAGCATGGTTTTTATATTATGATGAATGGCCTAATGGCGAAATAGACCATATTAACAGGATAAGAACTGATAATAGCAAAAGCAATTTAAGGGTAACAGATAGAATAGGCAATGTAAGTAACACTAAAAGAAACCCGAACAAAGAAACTAATCATATAGGCATTTACATAGACAAAACAAAAAATCTTCGTAAACGATACGCAACAAAATACAACAAGAAAACCTACAGGTTTTTAACATTAACCGAAGCAGTAAACTTTAAAAAATCAAAAAATGGAATTAACGCACTACCAATTACACAACCCACAAAAATCTATTGAAGTAGCAGCTATACTTCAAAAGTTTGTGCAGGAAAAGAAATTAACAGCAAACATTCAAGGCAAACAATATCCACTTGTTGAGGCTTGGCAGTTTGCGGGAAGTCAATTAGGATTATATCCTATTTGTACTGAATTAAAAGACATCTCAACACCCGATGAAATTAAATACTTCGCAAAAGTTGAAGTAAGAAGGTTTGAAGATGATAAGTTAGTAAGCAATGGGTTTGCTATTTGTTCTAATAAAGAATATTCAAAAAGGAAATTCGATGAGTATGCTATTGCATCAATGGCTCAAACAAGGGCAACGGGCAAATCTTTTAGAAATCTTTTAGCATGGCTTATGAAAGCGGCAGGGTTTGAAGCTACTCCAGCAGAAGAAATGGATTTTGCAACAAACGTGGTAACACAAGATGTAACCCATGAAGTACCAACAAAGGAAGAATTGGACTTGCTACGGAAACTTACTTACTCTGCAAGGTTTGATACGGAAGCCAACAGAAGCAAAGCGTTTGATATGATAGCAAACTGCAACAATTACTACGAATACCAACGCATCCAACACAGGTTAGAAGATTTGCAGCCTTCTATTGATGAAATACCAAACCCATCACAAACCGATATTAAAAAGCAAATTAAAAAGATAGCATGATTCTAATACCGGCAACCGTAGAAAGTTTTAATCCCCGTGCAGACAGGAGTTACAAGTTAGTGTTTAGCACTAACGAACTAACTCCGTCTGAACTGGCTCAACTCGGTGAAGCGTTCCAAAAGTTTGGCTACTTAGCTTTTAAACAGGAAAACTTCACAAGGGATGAACAGGATGCAATCGAAGGCTTAGAAACGCACATTGAGAATACAGGTAAAACACCATCGCAAAGACTAAGGAATGTTCTTTTAGTGTGGTATAAACACGATGCACAAGGATTCTCAACATTCAATCTGTTCTATGAGCACCACATGGAAAAAATAATTAATCACTTCAAAACAAAATTACCATGAGTAATTACGACAACACAAATTCAGGTATTTTATTCACCAACGACAAAAAAGGAAATGAAAAAGCACCCGAATACAAAGGCAAAATAAACATTGGCGGCAAAGATTACGATTTAGCCGGATGGAAGAAACAAGGTAAGAACGGCACTTTTTTAAGTCTTAAAGTTTCAGAACCGTATAAGAAAGAAGCAAACCAAAAACAAGTTTCCCAAGATTTGCCCTTTTGATAACGAAAAACCAAAAATAGTACCTGTTGAGAGCAAGAAAGATAGATTCCAATCAAAGGGCAGTAGTTAAGTCATTAAGGGGCATTCCGGGAGTTACTGTAAAAATCTTATCAATGGTGGGTGAGGGATGCCCCGACTTACTAATCGGATATAAAGGCAAAAACTTCTTAGTAGAGTTAAAAGACGGTTCGAAGCCTCCATCAGCAAGAAAGCTAACTCCTGATGAATTAGAGTTTATCAACCAATGGAAGGGTCATGTGGCAGTTTGTAATTCATTTGATGAAATATTTAAACTTATAACATCATGCAACTAAACTTTTTTAACACAATTCAACTGGATGAACCGCAGCTAACTATTGCGGAATCCAACTGTACAAAACAGGAAGAACGGATATTAAAACTCATGCAGAAAGGTAAAGAGTACACGCCGTTTGAGATTTTACACTTGTACCAAAAATATTACGCACCTGTGCCTATCACTTCTATTCGCAGGGCAATGACTTGTTTAACCGACAAAGGCAAGCTGCAAAAGTTACCGTTCATGAAACATGAACAATTTGGAAAACCGAACCACACTTGGAAACTGATTTAATATGCCCGGATATGTACGTTTATACCATGATGGTAATTTAATTGAACAACAATATTGGACTTCAATTCCCGAAAGAAGAAACTTCATTAAAGACTTCCAAAGAAGAACGAAGCACAGTTGGAATCTATGTTATATTGAAATAACTTTTTGTAAGCATTACATAGAAAGAAGATTAATCAAATTCAACTTAAACAAATTTAACGATGAAAGAACAACTAAAGCAGCTTGACACCAAAAACATGACTTCAAGACAAATAGCATTGGAGTTAAGAAAGAACGTTTCGACAGTACGGAGTTACTTAGACAAATACCACATACCCTACAAAAAGAAGTTCAGCCGCCAACCACGCATTGAAACAGGCGCAAGCGGTAAGTTATTTACTTGGGAACTTTTTATGAATGATATTATTTTTTTCGGGTGAATGTAAAACTTTGTAACAAAAGGTTTATATTTGTAAAACGATGGTAGCCGACATCAAAATACTAACTTATTTTATTTACCCTGTGGGGGGAAGGGCGGCTACCCTGAACTCCACAGGGATTTATATTTTATGCACTTATATGTTTTAGAATATAGCCAATCGCAGAAATCTTGGCATATCCACACTTTGCAAGAAATGGCTGAAACCAATCTAAAAATTTTTATAGATGGTAAACAATTAGAGTACACCCCGGTAGCATATGGAACAATGGAAGAAATGAGGGATTTATCCGTAACACTTGAAAGATATACAGATGTCGAAGGGTTGGATTAAGCTACATAGAAAGTTAACTGAAACAGACGGTTATTTTTCTGAACCATTTTGCCGAAACATGGCATGGGTTGACCTGCTGTTACTTGCAAACCATGATAACAATTTCTTTAGAGTAAGAGGTGTTCGTGTTGATGTAAAACGTGGTCAGGTAGGCTATTCTATTGATACTTTAATGAAAAGATGGAAATGGAGCAAGGGCAAGGTTTTACGTTTCTTAAATGAGTTGGAAAATGATGCGAAGATAGTACAACAAAAAAGCCGTGTAATTACTTTAATATCAATAAGTAAGTGGAACGAATACCAGTTAGACGGTACAACAGATAGTAAAACAAACAGTACAACAAACGGACTACAGACAGTAAAACAGACGGACACAAACAAGAATGTAGAGAATGATAAGAATGTAAATAATGCTGAAGAAGTGCCGCAACAATTATTTGAAATGTTCAGGCGGGCTGCAAGTAGAAAAATTACAGACCAGCATCTTTTAACTGAAGTAGGCAAATTTATAAATAAGTACCCTGAACCTAAAAACCACACAGCATCCTTAGTAAACGCATGGTGCAGTCGTATTGAAGAACCAAAACCAAAATTTGTAATGTGATGAAAAAAGAACTACTGGAACAATTAGGCATAGAATTAAGGACTAATAAAGGCACAGTTAAAACTACCTGTCCAAAATGTACTACTGAACGAAAAAATAAGAACGATAAAAGTCTTTCTGTAAATATTGATGAAGGACTTTACAACTGCCATCATTGTGGATGGAAAGGCAGGGTTTACGATAAACCAAAGAAAATTTACACCAAACCTGAACCACGTTTGCAGAAAGTAGGGGATAAGGTATTAAAGTTTTTTACCGATAGAGGAATTACCAATAACACACTTTTACGGTTTGGCATAACAGAGGCAAAAGAATGGATGCCTCAATTTGATGCAGAAACGGCTGTAATTTGCTTTAACTACTATCGGTTGGGGGAACTTGTCAATATAAAATTTAGAGGCGCTAAAAAGGCCTTTAAAATGGCTAAGGATGCAGAATTAATATTTTACAACATAGATGCTATTCAAGATGAATCCGAATGTATTATCGTGGAGGGTGAAATGGATTGCCTTGCCGTCTATGAAGCAGGGTTTTACAACTGTGTTTCTGTGCCTAATGGAGCAAGTAAAGGCAACCAAAAATTAGAATACTTAGATAACTGCTTTGAATACTTCGCCAACAAAACAAAGGTAATCTTAATGACTGATGCTGATGAAGCTGGCTATCAGTTAAGAGATGAATTAGCCCGTAGAATAGGTAAAGAGAAATGTTTTAAAGTAGAATACCCTGCTGATTGCAAAGATGCCAACGATATTCTTTTAAAATACGGTAAAGAAAGATTGCAAAATGCAGTAAAAGAGGCCAAAGAATTACCGATTGAAGGCATTATTGGGATGGATGAAGTGTTTGAAGATGTAGTAAGGTTATACGAACATGGTTATCCTGAAGGTATAAGGTTAAATATTGGTGAATTTGATGAGCATTTAAGACTATATAAAGGGCAACTTACCATTGTAACAGGAATACCCGGTTCAGGTAAAAGTGAGTTTGTAGATATGATTGCCTGCAAAACTATTCAGCAAGAGGGTTGGAAGTGGGGAATATTTGGATTTGAAACACCTACACAATTCCACGTAACAAGATTAGCTGAAAAATTAACAGGCAAAGCATTTGGATTCAGGAAAGACCCTTTAAATAGAATGACTGTACAGGCATTTGAAAAAGCCGTTGGTATTATAGACCAAAACTGTTTTTTTGTAAACATAGATGAAGTTGATGTTTCTATTGATGGAATAATTGAGAAAGCAGAACAGTTGGTTATTAGGAAAGGAATACAGGGTGTAATCATTGACCCTTGGAACTATGTAGAACAGAGGAAGGATAGAAGTCAAACTGAAACAGAGTACATCAGCGAAACACTTACCAAACTAAAACGATTTTTAAAGCGTTACGATTTGCATTGCTTTTTGATTGCACACCCTACTAAGTTGAGAAAAGAAGGGGGTAAATACGAAGTGCCTACTATGTATTCCATTTCGGGTTCAGCACACTTTTTTAATAAGACCGACAACGGTATAACTGTTTACAGGGATTTTGAAACAAATAACGTGGATGTGCATATTCAAAAGGTTAAAAATTATTGGTTGGGAAAGTTAGGATGTGTAACATTTATGTACGATACAGAAACAAGGCAGTACATAAATTTGTAAAGTTTTGTAACTTTGAATCACCCGATAGTCAAAATATTAGCACAGCAGCAAAAAGAAGGACTGAATGTAAAGAAATTCATTGCCAACTCTCAAAGCATCCGAAATATTTTAGTTGAGCAGTACGAGTATTTCATAGAGGAACTGGATTTGACTAAAATGACATTGCATGAAAAACATAGGTTGTGGGAAGAAAGCAAGATTTGCGAAGATAGGCACTCATGGTGCAAGGCGGTAAGGTTTTGGGAGGGGGTGAAATAACTCAAAAATTTATGCACCATGATAGATACTATTAATTATCAATGCTTTGAGAACTTAAAAAAAGGCGATTCGGTGCAGTATAGAAACAAGATGCACCGAGTACAGGAAGATAAAGGATGGCTGTTTATTCAAGTTACAGACAACGGCAAACGAGTAAAAAAAGATGCAAAGAGCCTTTTAATGAAAGCAGGCACAAAAGCGGACTGGATATTTAACGGATGGTTTGAAAAATACGATTTTGAAACATACAGGAGTTTTGCAACGGCTGAAGCGGAGTGGTGTTAGCCATTATCCGTGAATCTAAAACCCATATCCCATAAAACTTTTGCAATTTCAGAAGCCGCTTTGGTAACTTCTTCTTCTGTTAATTTTGGCAATGTAATATGCAATAATTCGTGAACGGAAACATCTATTTTAGTCAATCCTTTTATTCTTTTGTCAATAGCAATAACCCTGTCATCAGGCCATGCCAAACCAATAGCCTTATATTGGCCTAAATGTGAGTAGAGAACCTTAATCGGTTGTTTCTTCTTTGGCATAGTCTAAGCCTCCCATTACTTCGATAGGTGTGAAATTTTCATCCCGAACTAAAAGACGCAAAAGTTTAACCAATCCTTCTTCTTCAATGCGTACAATACGCAACCTTTCGGCAACCCATTTTCTTTTTTCCTCGTTGGTCATTTTAGTAAATTTCTTTGGCAGTTTCATATTACTTCCCCTTTGTAAATTCGTTTATTAACAAGTAGATACTTTTCACCGTTATTTATCTGTAACGCACACCCGTGATTCCATTTATTAATCGGTAGCCAATCCGGGTGCAGTCCACACAAAGCACCTACTGAATAAGTAGTCATTATCTTCCCAAATATATCAGGCTCGGTGTGTTCGCTTGTAGTATGGCAATCACCTTTTACACAGGAATGTTTAGCCTGCATGAACAACCCTCTTGCAGCGTTCACAGGGCTAAATACAGCCCTTCCAAACTCATGGCCATGTACATAGGGCAGGCCGTTAATAACTACGATTCTCTTGTCTCTAATGACCGTACAGTTAGCCCTTGCCTTAATGATGTTTTCTAAGTCAAATTCCTTAACCCCAACCAACTCTTTAGCTTTCTGCTTTAGAAATTTATCATAGCGTTCTTCGTGGTTGCCGAACTTGTAATAAACAGGAACATTAAAAATCTTAGTTAGCTTATCCATGAAGTCGGCAAAAATATCCAACTCCAAACCAAAGTTCTTTTTCTTAGGGTCTTTCTCGAAATAACTTAACTGATGGAAGTCTAAAATATCACCGTTTAAAAAGATAGCATTGGGATTCTGTGATTGCAGCCATCCGATTGCTGCACTTAACGCATCTAAATCGTGATAGGGGAGATGTATGTCATTTAAGATACCGATTCGTTCATAGTACGGCATTACAAACGGCTCAAATGTTTCTGCATCGCTTTCAGGTAGGTTATAAGGGTTTTTCGGTCTTTCCGGGTGGGGATGCGTTACTTTAACGCCTCGCTTTGATACTTTACCTTCGATTTCTCGGAGTCTGCTTCTTGCATCTTCTACATCTTTAAATACTAATTTGTTTTCATTGTACATAATTCTTGCAAGTTTCAAAGTAGGCATTTCCATTCCATGCTCATCCCTGTAAGTTCTTGCAATGTCAGCTTTAGTGTAGGGTTTTATCATGCTGCGTTATTTAGTTTAAAAATTATTCCCAATTCCCCCAGCGTGGGAACTCAAATTTCAAAGTGCCGTACTTGTATAAATACGCTTGCGTTCTTCTTCTTCTTCCTAAACCCCAAAGCATATTGCCTAAACGGTCTTTTAATCCTGTGGTTACTATTTCTTTACAGATAGCATCTACATTGCCTCTGCCGTTTATTAGTTCATCAATGTTTGTTTTAAGAAAATTGCCGATACCTCTATTATAGATGTAGTCGCAAATAGCAACCGATTGTGCAGGGTTTAAAGGAACATTGATGTACTGATTGGCTTGTTTAACTCGTTCTTCTGCATCAATAGCCATCCAATTAGTCGCTTGCTGAAAAGTGATTGTATCGCCTTCTTTGATTTTTCTTTTCGCTTCTAAATGATAAGTCGCACCGAATCCAATCGTCCACACACCGCCCGTATCTTTGTAAGCATTCAACTTGCAGCCTTCAAAATGCTCTTTCATTCTTGCCCAAAGGTTCATGTCAGGCTCTACGTTTCTTTGCTTCATGCGGTTAATATTGATAGTATTAAACAAACAATGATTTTATGTAGGGGACGAATGCCAAATTTATTCATCAAAATATCCATTTTGGAGTTCGTTGTCAACGAGTAATAGAGTGGGTGTTTGTGTCTTAAAATATTCAAAAAAGGTTCATACACTACACCACGAATAAAAATGTAATTCAAAACGCTTTCTTCATAAAAACAGGGTATCATAAACACCAACGCTATAAAATAAGTTACATACTTATTAATGTTTTTAACCCTGCCATGTGCAGCGTCAATGCGCCATGCTTCAATGCCTGCGGCTGTAAGTGATGCTATGATGTTGTAAATAATCATTGAAACCAAACGTCCCAAAAGTCAGCAGCAATAAGACCGAATAAAACAG